TGTACTAGATAGTAAAAAGCTACGCGGACTGCATGTAATGTGTACAGTGAACGCTCTATGCTTGATTAGACTACCATCCTTGCTGAAACAGATAGTAGAATTAAAGCGAGAATACGGGCAGGATGCCATTAACTTTACTCTAAATATCCTACGCTATCCTAGTTTCCAATCATCGTTGGTACTAGACAAACAGTTCAGGCAAGCACAAGCAAATAGACTAAACATATTCAAAGAAAACTACGGTGAACTCATGCACGAGTTTGAGCGTAATCATATAGAACGTTTGATAGATTATTTAAACATAGTTGAAATACCACATTCAGACGCATTTGAAATGCCTAAACTGTTAAATGACTTTAAACAATTTTACACACAGTATGACAAACGTAGAGGCAAGAACTTTACAGAAACGTTTCCTGAACTGAAGGATTGGTATGAGCAGTTATAATTATAATTCAACAGACCCCGTAAAGATATCACTTGATGAATTAAATGATCGTGAAAAGTTTTTACTGACAAAGTCTAAAACGTTCTGCATGTATCCATGGACCCATCTACACGCATACCCAACAGGTGATGCTTATCCGTGTTGCCATGCAGAACACCTTGAAGGAAATTTTGGAAACTGCCAGACTACTTCCTTAAAGGAAATATGGTCTAATGATAAAATGAAACAGTTAAGGCAGGACATGCTTACTGAAACAAAGAATCCGGCATGTAATAGATGCTATGAGCAAGAAGAAAGTGGATTCTTTAGTGGCCGAAATTCATCTAATAAACATCACGGACATAATATTAAAAAAGGTACAGAGATAGATCCTCCTTTTGAAATGACTTATTGGGATATACGTTTTAGTAACTTGTGTAATTTAAGCTGTCGTTCATGCGGACATATCTTTTCATCAAGTTGGTATGGGGATCAGGTTAAACTAACTGGGAAAGGATGGGCTAAATCAAACAAACCACTATTCTGGGCAGGACGTTCGAGAACAGATATGATCGAACAGCTTATGGAACACATAGATGTAGTAGAGCAAATATACTTTGCTGGTGGTGAACCATTAATGATGGACGAACACTATCAAATATTAGAAGAATTAGAAAAGCGTAAACGTTTTGATGTACGGTTAATATACAATACAAATTTTACACAAATCAAACTTAAAGATCGTTACGTGTTTGACTATTGGAAGAAGTTTGATAGTGTAGCAGTGGGGGCTAGCCTTGACGCTATGGGTCCACATGCAGAGTATATTAGAAAGGGTACTAAATGGGCAGAGATAGAACAAAATAGACGACTAATGATGGAAATATGTCCTAAGGTAGACTTTTATATTAGTCCTACACTCAGCATACAAAATGTGTTACACCTACCAGACTTTCATAAAGAATGGGTAGAAAAAGGATTTATCAGAGCACAAGACTTAAATGTTAACATATTACAAGACCCTGCGTGGTTACGCATAGACATTGCCCCAGATCATTATAAAGATAAGATCCGTGCTAAGATTGAAGAACACTTAAAATGGCTACGTCCAATAGATAAACTTAATAGAGCAACAGTGGGATTTGAATCAGCATTAAAGTTTTTAGAAGGCTCCAGTCAAGATCAACTTCCAAAGTTTTGGGAACGTATGTTACAGTTAGATAAAATACGCAATGAAAATATCTTAGAAGTATTACCGGAATTACATGACATCAAACTCTAAAAACTTTTGTGTATTGCCGTGGGTTAGTATTGAAACTAGTCCTATAGGAACATTGCGGCCGTGCTGTCTAGCAGAAGATGAACTAGTGCATGACCAGACTTTAGATAAGTTTAAGATAAACATAGATAGTATAGAAACAGCACGTAATTCGTCTCAAATGAAAACGTTAAGGCAACAGTTCATCGATGGTGAACGACCTGATACTTGCAAGAAATGTTGGGCGGTAGAAGACAGCGGCGGCACGAGTAAACGAGAACACACATTAGACCGACTAAAACATATGGGAATTAAAGACCAAGAGTGGACAACAGACGCCAAGCCGTTGATGTTTATTGATTTTAAGTTAGGCAATATATGTAATCTTAAATGTCGTATATGCGGTAGCTGGAGTTCAAGCACGTATGCCATTGAAGAAATACAACAGTTACCTACTAGTATACGTAAAAAGAGTTTTCCTTACAAAATGATCGACGAAGGAAGGTGGCCCAGACAGAGTGTTGACTTCTGGAAAGAGATGGGAGAGAATGCTTCAAACATTCGTTACTTAGAGTTTACTGGCGGCGAACCATTTATGATCAGAGAACACTTTGATTTCTTAGAAACACTAATTGAAAAAGGTGTAGCTAAAGATATTGAAGTACACTACAACACCAACGGCACTAATTTTCCGGATGCTAAACATATATGGAAACACTTTAAATTGGTTGAAATTGCATTTAGTATAGACGATGTCGGACCTAGGTTTGAATACCAGCGTAAGAATGCCAAATGGGACGAAGTTAACGTTAACATGGCAAAGTTTAAGGAGCTTAAACAGGAGCTAGGCAATATTGTTCTGCAAGTGTGCTCAACAGTTAATGTGTTTAATGTAATGTATCTAGAAGGACTCAGCGAGTGGATTGATCAACAAGAATTTGATTTTGTTTACTGGAACATGTTACACGAAGTGTGGTATCACTCAATAGCCAGGTTACCTGAACAGGCAAAAACACAAGCTATTGAAAAATTAACACATGCTGAGGTAAGTGAGTTTCATAAAGAACAGTTTAAAAACATTATTATGTTTATGGAACAAGGACAGAGCAGTGACGGTCAAGAGTTAGTTAAAACCACACAAAAGACAGATAGAATTAGAGGTGAGTTATTGTCTGAACATCATCCTGAACTTGCAGAGGCTATTGGGTATGAGTAAAAAGATTGCATTAGGATGTAGTCACACATATGGCATAGGCGTAGAAAGAAATGAAGCTTGGCCACATTTACTTGGTGCAACTAATTATGGAGTTCCGGGCTGTAGTAGTGATTTAGTTGCTAGAACATTGCCAGCTATATTACAAAAAGAAACTCCTAAAATTGTTTATATACTTTGGCCGGACTGGACAAGATTTGAATACTTTAAAAATGAGGAGTGGGTGCAGTCATTGCCAACTGATGATGATAGGATTCTTTTTATGGAAAGCCACTCAGAAGAATGGCTACACGAAAATTTTAATAAACAGGTAACTATAGTGCGTGACTTATGCAAGGATATAACACTTAATATGATGACACTATACGATCTAATTCCGCATATTGATCACGCTGATCAATGGCCATTGAGTAAATTAGGACACCACTATGCACCTAAATGGCATCAATGGGTAGCAGATATATTTACAAACAATACAGATTTTCCTTTGTCACATGGATAAACCAGTAAACAGACCTGAAACATTATGTATGGCTCCTTGGACTCATACATATTTAAGCCCGGTCACTGAAAGACGTATGTGCTGTGCTAGTCGTGAAGATGCACAATCGTTTGAACAGTACATAGACACCAAGGCTGGCACTGGAGAATACAAACCAATTACCTTACATGAACACTGGAACAGTGATCATATGAAATCAGTACGTCGTCGTATGATGGCAGGAGAAACCTTGCCCGAATGTGCCGTGTGCAATGATAAACTATTAAACACTGATGTTTACCGTACATATTTCGATCGCTTATTCACGAGTAAATACTATACAAAGTTGTGGGAGTCGACAACCGAAACCGGCCACACTACAATGGAGCCTATCAGTTGGGACTACCGTTTTAGTAATCTATGCAACTTTAAATGCCGCACATGCGGCGACATGTTATCAAGTGCGTGGGAGTCTGAACAAAGACAACACGGCATGATCAACTGGTCAAATCCTAAAAACAACTGGATGAAACCCGATGTCAAGAAAGAAATTGAGAAGTTCCAAGACTCTATAATAGAGCAGGAATTTGCCCAAGCAGTAGAAGACCACCGTATAGAAGAGGTCTATTGGGCAGGGGGAGAACCGTTAATGTATGAGCAACATTGGAAGTACATGAAACGAATAGTTGAATTAGGAGATGGCAAAAATGTTTACGCTAGATACAATACAAATCTTAGCAGAGTTAGGTATCGCGGTATTAATCTGTATCGGGATATACTTAGCAGGTTACGGGACTGGCAAATATGTGCGTCGCTCGATGGAACAGGACAAATTGGCGAATACATTAGGACAGGTCTCAACTATAATGCGTGGCTTGAGAACTTCGATCAGGGAGTTGAGGCTAAAGTACATAGCCGCCAGTTACGTATCGACTTCACGCTCACGCTCCCCGGACTCTTCGAAGTTGAAAATATCCAAAGCCTCGCTAAAGAAAAAGGAGTAGATGTACTAGCTAAAGTAATCTTTAGCTTTACTCCGGATATTATTCTTAGTCCGCTAGCACTACCAAAATCAATATTACACCCTTGGCTTGATGAACTAATTGCTATTAGTAACGGTGCAATGCGTGACGTATTGATACAACTTAAAACACGCCCAACTTTTGAAGAACAATGGCCAGATACTTACAAAGAAAGTCTTGCAAAAGGTAAGGCTCGTGTGTTACAATTAGAGCTTATACGTAAGGACAAGTATATTCTTGCTGACATTTTAAGTGAACGACCTGAGGCATTGCATTGGTGGGAGTCAATTGGAAGTTAAAGTAACACTACGCAATCCGTTAGATAAAGAGGATACATTAGATTATTATATTGTACCTAACGATACCCAGTTGGCTAAAGATTGGATACTAGCACTTAAAGAAATATTAAAACAAAATCTTACTTTAGAAAAATCATTTTGTTTTTTAGGATTTCCAAACTCCGCAAGAACTTTAGAATATCTTTGTGAAGAACTAAATCGTGCAGTTGAAACTATTAATCGTTACGATTATACTCAACACGGTTTAAAAGACTATATTATTGAAGAATGGTTCCATCCTAATACTGTGAGATTCTCTGATTCTTATCCTGTTGAACGTCTTGTTAGATCTGACAGTGTTGAGGCACATCTAGAACGTCAAGAAGATATTGGTCTTAAAACTAAACACGAAATAATGAATACCTTACATAATCATTTTGAAAGATTAGAAGGCACAGTAGAGTCCCCTAGTCCCTACGGACAAGTAAGCCCACCAAATGTTCGCAACGCCATTAGACAATTAAACAATATATGTCATGAACTAGAAAGTCTAATATTAAGTCAACGTAAGGCAAGAATTGCATCTGAATGGATACGACCAAGTCAGATTACTACATTTTTTAAGGCTAAAAGGCATAACCTAACAGACGAGCATAGACAAGGATTTATTGCCAATGGGTATGATCGTAAGTTAGGAAATGTTTATATGCACTGGAATCAGATAGGAAAAACATTAATAGAAGTATTTAGAGATGAGGGAGCACCTGACTTAGATGAAGCCACGTGTGAAGCAATTAATCATTTACAATATTATTCAGGTGAGTTTGATATTGAATGGGGTAAAGATGTAACCAGGCAATCTAATTTTCCTTGGCATAATAGACAACAATTAGAATTTGAGAAATGGTTACTTAAACATGGACTAGATCCAAATGATCCTAAACTTAGTTTAGGATACTTACAGTTAGGACATATTAACCTTGTTAAGAGTTTTGGTACTGAGGATATGTTTCAGATATGGCAACAGTTAGAAACTCACCTAGATATATACAGTATAGAAGTAGACGGCGTTAAAAACACATTTGACTATTGCTGGAGCGATGAAAATGAACTGGTTTAAAAAAATAATTGATCGTATTAAATTAGAAATACGATATAGAAAAAAACTTAAAGAACTTAAAAAACGAGATCCTTTTACATACCGTTAGCTGTTTAGTGATAAATAAGTATATGGAACTCGTATACTTAGTTTATAAAACAATTAATTTAACTAATGGTAAGTATTATATTGGAAAGCACGTTCAAGAAGGATCTTCGTTTGATGGATATTATGGAAGTAGTCCGCATCTAAAAAATGCTATTAAAAAATATGGTGAAGATTCTTTTAAACGAGTAACATTATCTGAGTTTGATAACGAAAATGATTGTTATGAAGCAGAAAA